ATATTCAAATCCTGAAGCTGGGTATATTTTTGAAAGTGGACAGTTATCTGCCCAAATATATTGGATTAATTCTTTTTTAACTGTATTTGCAGGACTAGACCACCAGCCATCCCAGTAGTAGTATTTGCCAACATTATTGAAAAAAGTCTCATCAGACTTTATCTTGTCTAATAAGACTTTATCTTTTATAAAATTATCAATTACTAATATCATTCGAATGGGTTTATTATTATTTTATAGGCCTCTTTGCCTTCTTCGCCGTTTGTTTCTTCTAGTAGGCCTAAATTAATCAAGTCTAATAGAGACTCTTTTAGATGGTCAACTTCTGTTTCTGGAAATCTATATGTTTTTAGAGCATGTAAAGTAAAGCTACCTTTATATCTGTCCGGGCTTCGCTCACACATTCTAATTTCATTATAGACTATATCAAACCCAGAAGGATATCCTGGAATGTCTTTTTCAACACCCAGGATATACTTAATAGGTAGATTATCTTCGTTAATCTTCATCTGTAGATTCCATTAATTCATCAACATTAAGCTCGACGCTTGTATTGTAGTTAAATAGGTCATAGATCTTTTTGTCAATCTTTTCTAAAACTTCTTGTGTAAATACTTTTTCCGTAAAGAATTCAGCATTTGATACAGTTTCATCTAAGTGTTTACAGATCCAACCTCTTGCAGTAGACTTTGGTATTTTAACACCTTTTTCAATAGTACCTCTAGTAATACCAATATCATCCCATTCAACATATTGTTCTAGACCAACATACTTATTCATCCCTTCAGAGAAGTGTAAGTGGAATTTGATTGGGTGTGGTTTTGCAAAACGATTCTTATTAGGTTTAGCATTTACAATAATACCGGCCTTTTCGCCACCTTCTTTAAGTTGTGCTTTACCTAAGAAAAGAACGATAGATGCAGCATACTCTGGTCCAGTTCCACCACCAGCTACTTGTCTTGAAATAAAGTCTTGTGTTTGGTATGTGTGGTTCGTAAATAGGAATGGGATCTTAAGATCTGCCATTGGTGTCATTATAATTCTAAAGATTGATTTAAGAATTTTAGAACGAGTCATATCTGATTTTTCAGAACCCGATCTTGCATCTTCAATCTCTTTAGCAGTTGCTAAGTTACCTGCAGAATCTAAGATAATCATTACCTTTGGCGTAGTTCCACCTGCTCTTTTTACCTCTTGCATTCTACCAGTAATAGAGGTTACAGAAGTTCTAAACTCTTGTACTGTATTGATTGGTTGGTAGTTTACTTTGGTTGTATCAATATTAAACTTCTCCATTAGAGATTTATCTACTGCAGCCTCTGAATCATAAAAGATTACATTATAACCCATATCAATTGCTCTCTTCACAGAGTTTAGGATTAAGTAAGTCTTACCAGTTCCAGAAGGTCCAGCAATTGAACAGCTTCTATTGTTAGGCCATCCACCAAAAAGTGAACCACTAACACAAGCATTCAAATGATAGTTACCAGTGTCAATCCACTCGGTAACTTCACTAAAAGTTGATTGGTCCATTACAGATCCAAGTGGGTTTAACGTTGCTAGCTCTGCATTGATATCATCAAAGCTAAATTCTTTGCTTTTTTTTGCCATATTATTATTTTTTATTCTTCGAAAAGTTTATCCTCTTCAGTTCTTAATACTTCCAGTTCTGCTAAAAGTTTCTTAGTCTCCTCTTTTACTCTGGCCATTTCTGCTTCCAATTCACTAAGTCTATTATATAGAGCTTGGTATTTCAGGACATGTTCGGCCTGTTCTGGTGTCATATTTACATTCATAGTTCTTGATTTTCAAACATATCTAATTGCCCAGGCAATTGCTCGTCTGCAATCTCTTGACTTTGTGCTTTCTTCATTTCCCAAACAAGAGATCTGACTTTGTTGCCAAGATCCATATTATTTGGTGTTTCTCTTTCTAGTAGGTAAAGTATCTCTTTTAAATTCATTGTTTCTAAAATAGTGCCGAAGCGTAAATTAAGTTTGTATCTAATGTTTGTAATCCACAAGCAACAAGTACTCTATTAAGAGGGTCAATCATTGCTTTTTCAAATTGTGTATCATAGTCGACCGGTGGTGCAAATTCATAAGGGTGATCTCCAGGCATATAAGCGTAAACTTCACTAATTGGACTTTTACAGTTATAGATCTTAAGCTTCTCTCCGTTACCAATTACTTTATACTTGGTCTTATACTTTGAATTGGTATTTAATAAGTAGTTGTAGTAACCAGCAGCCTTTACGTTTGCTGGACATTTAAGACCAACTTGTAATTCAATCTGGTCATCAACAATATACTTTTCAATATTATTAGTTCTACGATTAAAACTAATGTCATCAATGTTTGCCATTTGAAACTCTTTCTTAGTCTCTTTCATGAAAGTTACTAGAGTTTGTAGATCTTCTGCAGTTGGACTACTTCCACGTTGAAAGATAATCTTTAGTGCTTCAGTAAGCTTAGTACGTACAAATGCTGGAGTTGAAGATTGGATTGTATCGAAACCAATAGTCTTAACCTTCTTAAGAGGTTTATGTCTATCAGTTACTTCTAACTTATCATCCCATGCAATATTTTGAATATACTTTTTCTTTGCCAACCAAATACCATTATAGGCTAGTGATTCTAATTCAAATACCAAGAAGTTCTCAGAGTTTCTAGCGTCTGCATACTTCTCCATACATTTTCTAATGTATTCTTTAAGTCTAAATGCATACAACTCTAATATAAAGACATCAATTGCAATCTTATCCTCTTCGTTTGGCCATACAATAGACTCATATAGATCCTGGAATTGAATATAACAAGAATCCGTATCAATATAAATTACTGCTGGTTTTTCAATCTTACCTTTGGCTTTAATACCGAAATGTTCATGGACTGCTTTATCTTTATGCCAAAATTCTTGCACGTATTTGTTAAGAATAGATTCTGAATAAAGAATTGCATTCTTACTCTGTTTAGTAATTGATTCTGCAATATTAATGTCAAAAAAGTGGAACCATTTATTACCAAAGGCACCATAGATAGAGTTAAGAGTTAACTTAACAGCTTGCTCATAAGCTGTATATTTAGCAGAAAGCTGCTCATAATGATTTATGAGCAGCTTTGCCTCTTCTTGTGAAAGTTGATCTGTTGGTTTATTTTCTAACTCTTGGATATCCATTAATTACGCAGTTTGGCAAGTTGATATTGTCAATAATGTGTCTGAATCATTTGATTGAAAAACAACCTTTGAATTCGAAACATATACCGTTTGCTCTTCTTTGTCTAATAGATTTAAGTATTTTTTGTAGACTGTAACATTTCCAGTTCCATTTGCTGCAGGATTAACTACAACTTTAAATGATTTACCATCAACGTTAACTCCAGCTACATCAGATTTAATATTGAAAGTTTCTTCTTTATCTAGAGAGAAAAGATTCTTAACTTTATTCAACATATGAGTATCTAATGCAAAATCAAATTGACCTCCGTCTTTAGCAAAAATAACTTTAACTTGGTCTTCAGTAAGATCTTTAAATCCTAGCGTTGGCTCTGAACAAGAAAGTGTAATTTCTAATTCGTCGTTAAAGATTCTAAATGTAGAAGCAACTAAATCTTCATCATTCTCAATGAATTCAATCTCACCCTTAATAGCATCATGGTCAAAGTGCTTAATAGCATCAATTACTTTGCTACCTTCAAAAAAGGCAATCTTCATTTCTTTGTCCGTGTCAGGCCACTCACTGATTTGGAACATCTCAGAGACATCTACGCTATGGCTTTTTACAGCATCTCTCTGTGGTAAATAAACGACAGATTTTACTCTGCCACCCGAAATCTTCATATAAATGAAGGAGTCGATTAGCTTGACACGGTTAATAAACTCTGTCAAAGCATGTTGGTCAATACGATCAATTTTTAACTTCATGTTTTTTTGTTTTTTTAATATAGTTATTATACTAGTAAATCTAGTTTAGTTTCACTAAAATTAGTGCATAAAAAAGGGCAGAGATAGTAGCGAACTTTTCTCTGCCCAACCCGTTAACTATAACGGTCCTAAAATGTGGTCCTATTTCATACCACCGGATATCTTACCCATCACAGCTTAAGCAATCTGGATCCATTGCTGAAGCAGCAATATCACCTCTTAACACTGATTCTGTTCTCATATAATAGAGTGTTTTAACTCCTTGCTTATAGGCTTCCAAGTGAACTTGGTTAATAAATTTAGGCTCTGCTTCTTTTGGGAATGCTAAGTTTAAACTTACTGCCTGGTCAACATATTGTTGTCTAACACCTGCTTGTTTTACAAGCTCTAATTGATTTACCTCTTTAAATGTTTTAAATATATTTTTTAATGAGGTATAGTTATCTTGTTCTAGTGCTGGTAACTTTTCAAAGTCTTTATTTTTAATCGGTGGATTCTCTTTTGAGATAGGCTCCCCAATCTTAATTTTATAATCATCAATAAACCCAAGACCTAAAACACTTCCACCGTCTGATAAGATTTGATCCCAAACTCCTTTAGTATTTTTACTAATAAGTTCAAGTGCTCTCTCAAGTGTTGGATTCTTACGAATAAAAGTACCCTTTGCAGTTTGTTCTGTAAAGACGTTAGCAGCCCATGGCTCAATACCAGCAGATACATTACCACTTAATTTTGAGTTAGATACAGTTGGTGCTATGGCTCTCAGGTGAGTGTTTCTCATTCCAGTTCCAACACACCATAGAGGTTCTCCATATTCTAGTGCCATATCTCTAGATGCTCTTTCAGACTCAATCTTAATTTGAGAGAAGATCTTTCTAGTTTCAAATTGTGCAGTTAAGCCTTCAAATGGAATGTTATTATCTTGTAAATATGTATGCCATCCAAGAACTCCTAATCCAAGTGCTCTTCCCTTTTCTGCAGAACGAATTGAGTTTTCAAAGCCTCTCATAAATTTAGCCTTCTGGATAAATTCTTCCATAACTCCATCTAGGAACCAAGTAGCAGTATAGACTAAATCAGTATCTTTCCATTCTTTATATTTAGCAAGGTTCACTGAAGATAGACAACAAACAAAAGAGTGTGACTCATCGGTATGCAGTGCAATCTCTGAACAGATATTAGTCATATAGACTTTAAGTCCATTATTCTTATATGCATCTGGGTTTGCTCTATTAACATTTCCCTTAAACATTATATAAGGCTCTCCAGTAGATCTACGTTTTCTAAGAACTGCAGCCCATCTTTTACGTGCTTCTTTGTCTCCAGCTTCTACTTTTTGCATAAATCCATCAGAGACAATAACACATTGGTGCATATTAAGAGATTGTCTATTAACATCTCCTTTAGGCTCTCTAATCTCTAGCCATTCCCAGAAATCTGCATGTTCAATATCAATATTAACAGATGCTGCTCCTCTTCTTACACTTCCCTGATTGGTTGCTAAGATTGTAGAATCATAGATCTTACAGAAAGGTACAACACCATCACTGGTTCCATTACCTTTAATTGTAGATCCTGCTGGGCGGATTTGATTAATACCAATTCCAACGCCACCTCCATGTTTTGCAAGTAGCATCATCTCTAAATTCTTTGCACCAATATCGTGGATTGAATCTGCAACATCGATACCAAAACAAGAGATTGGAAGTCCTCTTTCTGTTCCAGTATTTGAAAGTACAGGGGACGCTAGATTTAACCAGCCTTTCCAGATATAGTCAAAGAACTTGCTTGCCATTTCTGGTTTACTAAGTCTTTTTGCTACAGTTGTTGCAACTCTCCAATAAGCATCCTTTGGAGTCTCATTCTCTATAAGGTAGCCATTGCTAATGGTCTTTACATAAATTTCAGTATTGGCCCATGTTGGAAAATCAACACCCAGCTCCCAACCAAGTGCTTCTCCATAATTAATTGTATCGTTTTTCATATAATATATTGTTTAGTCAAATAAATCGTCTTCGTCCCAGTTCTCATCTTCTCCAGCCTTTGCATAATCAGTTGGTCTAATAGCAAAAAAGTCAGTATGTGTATGACCGCCAGTCAAGTGATAGAACCAATCTAATTCTGAAGCCGAATCTTTATCAAAATCAAATTTGGATTCATATCCAAGTTCTACTAGTTTTTCATTAGTTCTTTTAGTAATAAAATGCTTTAAGTCCTCTGCTTTCATGTTTTCTAGGTCTCCCATTTCAAACATCTTATCAATAAATTTATGCTCCATTTGGCACATTAATTCTGCAGCCTGTTCTACATCTCTTTGAACTTCATCTTTAAGCTCAGGATATTCATCACACATATGTCTAAATAATTGACATCCCATTTTAGAATGAAGTGACTCATCTCTAACTGACCATTTCATTTGCTGACCGATACCTTTAAGTAGGTTTCTCATTTGGAATGAGTAAAGTACTGCAAATGAGCTATATAATGATACACCTTCTGCAAACGCACTAAAGATTGCTAAAGATCTAGCAACTTGTCTTCTTGCATGTGTATTTTCAGCAAGATCTTCATGTGTCCAGTCAGCTTCAGTAGAAGTTAAGTGTTCAAATTTTTCTGCAATTGTAGGTTCATGTAAGAAGGCTGCAAAGTCTTCTAGACCTAGAGTCTCATTTAAGTATGAGTATGCTGTGGCGTGAATAGTCTCTTGTGAACCAAACATCATTGCCATTTGCTTAATCTCATGTTTTGGAAACCAATTAGTAACCATAGTAGTCCAGTAATCAGAAACTGCACATTCAGTTTGTGCAAAACCTAAAAGAATATTACCAACAATATTTTTTTCAGACGTGGTTAATTTCTCATTCCAATCTTTAACATCACCTTGCATACTAATTTCAGTATGTAACCAAAATGCCTGTGCTTGTTTTAACCAACCTTCTGTATAGTACTCTGGGTACTCAAATGGCTTATATTCTAATCTTTCTGTAAATAGTGACATATTTTGCTAATAATTTTTTTAATAAAGGCTAAAAAAGGTCTAGTTTTAGACCTTAAATTCTTTCTGGGTTTTTAATAAATTACTAGCAGCGCTGCTTGTTGTATTATATATCAGAGCTCTGCTGGTAATTTTTAATTTATGCGTTAAATATTTTTTTTAATTCGTGTGCTTTTTCATAATACTCATAAGATGTCTTTTTATAATCTTTTCGTTGACCATACAGATCACTTAGGATTAACTTTAACATAGAATCTTCTTTCTTATAAACTGCACCATTTTCACAAACAATAACATTCTTATCAGCTCTTCTATTAGGTACTTCCATCTCTGGTACCATTTCAATAAATGAGTCTGGTGAGATATTAAACTGTCTCATGATTGATGGATAAAGAGAGGCAAAGTCAAATGCACTTACTCCACTATAATAACCAACAATTGGTTGCTTTACAAATGCACCTTCATACTTAGTATCTTTTTTAGGTCCATCTTTATTCCACTCTACTGCAATCTTTTTATTCTCACCTGCTAGCTTTCTAGCAATAAGAGATTCAGTAACTGCCACTGGAGAGGCTGCTTTATAGAGCGGCATTCTTGTAATAGTAGCCAGTGTTAATAGTACTTCCATTGACCTTAGTTTCCGATCTATATAATAAACTAGACAAGAATCGACTACGTTGTAGTAAATATATTTTTGGAAGTCTCTTTCATAGAGTTCTTGTAATCCACCAGTATATTTAATCTTTGCAACATCTAATACAGCGCCAGATACAAAGTCTAATGAGTTAGATTCTTTAACTGCAACAGATCTATCATATTTATCATATAATTGCATGTAGTCAAGAATACCCATGTGCATTGGTCTCTGGTCAGTCTTATCTAGAGTTCCAGTAATTGCAACTTCGGTTAAATCAATCTGAAGTCTTTTACAACGGTTTACGATATATTGCCAGTCATAGTTAATAAAGTTCCACCCAGTCATCATTGGAAACTTAGGTAAGAATTTATGCAAGAATGTATACAACATATTGTACTCATCTTTAAACTTGTAGTAAGAGAATTCCCAATCTTGGTCATAATCTTTAAAGTGAGCATTTGTATCGTCTTCGATCTTTTTAATCTGAGCAGCACTAAGATCTTCTAATCCAAGTACAATAGCTTTACGCTCTGGTGTGATAATTGAGAATGAAAGTATTCTTGATTTAGCCTCTTCTGGCTTTGGAAAACCATCAATAATTTCAGTCTCAATATCCACAAAATAAGTACGTGGCATATTAAACTCGTAAATCTCTTCTTTGTCTTTCTCTGGAAGACTGTCCATGAAATAGAGTAGAGAGAACTTGTTAAATGATTTAGAAATACCTCGTTTGATTGGGCGACCATCCCAGTTCTTAAACGTTTGGTCAGCATATCGGTCATCTTCTTTTGCAATAGTCCAGTTTTGAAACGTATCTACTGGGTATCTTTTAAATGAGACCTTGCCCTCTTTGTCGTAATAAGAAACGATTAGTTCGCGGTCGGTTTGTTCAATATCTAATAGCATTAATAATTATTCTTTTGGCGGTTAACATTCTCTTCTGCCTTTGCGAAATAATAATTATATGCTGTCTTAGCATCTAATCCAATAGAGGCTGCATAGTTAATAAAGAAGTGTAGGATATCCACCCACTCCATATACAATTCCTTCTTGTCACCTTCGGACATATCGGAAATCTTTAATGTCTCATATTTTGAGAAGTCTTTCTTCCAGTATTTCCAGACTGCATTTCCACTTCCGTCTTTAATACCTCCAAGTGCATCTGTCATTTCGTGAATTTCATCAACAACTGCATGTGTATTACAGTGCCAGAAGTTCATGATTTCTCGGATTGTCATATCTTCAAAGTTAAAACCATAAGTCTGCTCTTGCATCTTCTTTTGGTTTTCCATGATGTCCGCCAAGTGTGTTGTTGATTGATCGTAGAAGTCTTTTACTTCTAGGTCTTTACATTCATTGTCTATGTTTGCCATTATTTTTTTATTTAATAGTTTTATAACTAAAGTGTCATTAGTTTCAATAAGATTATAGATCTGTTTCAAGAACTTGACCCCATTCTCTTTCGGAGTTTACTAAAGATTTAGCGTCCATGTCTTCTGGTTTAGGATCTCCTCCAACATTCCAGAACCAAGCGCCAGGATTACCATGCTTTTTCATAAATTCCCAGGCTTTAGCATCGTAGTTCATAGCAGATGGAAATGGTGGGGCAAATTTTGGATCTACATTAGATGCAAATGCCTTTGGATGCGACCAAACTTTAGCTCTTCCTAATTCTCCAGCCTGTATATTTCTAGAGACTGCAACTGCATTAAATTCTGCGTCAGGCCAGGCTATTTGTAGAGATCTAGATAGAACGCCAGTGGATATGGCTGACCATACTTCTTCCGGGTAACCATGTTTCTCTGCAATATCATAAGCAACCTTAACTGCAGCCGCTGTAACGAGCTCATGCTTTAGCCCAAGTGGAATAAAAGTAGCATTGTTATCTTCGGCCCACTGTTTTGCAATTCTATTTAGATTAGGCATTGCTGCAATTCTCCTAAATTTAGGAATTGCTCCTCTTTCAATACAGATCGCTTGGTGGTCTGATATAATTTTACCAGATGGCATAAACAAGACTAACTTCTTATTGTACTTCTTAGCTAAATATGCAAGCGATATACCTGCAAATCCAAATCTAGGCTGCACATAAACTAATGTATCGGTTGGTGCTTGTTGGACTAAAATATCACCAAATCTACATTTAGAACCAAATCCCATCATATCTTCTCTAATAACTTTAAAACCGTCATGTTCTTTTATTACCGGAGATTCAATTGGATCTTTCCAATCACCAGCTAAATCTAACCACGCCTGTCTATTTGGCATCATTAGGTTTAAATCCTGATTCATTTTACTTGTCGTGTGACTATCGTGTGCCATATAATTCTTTTACTTTTAATTTATAATCTTCTACTGTTAAGCCAGCAGCTGCTATAATTTTATCATCAGATGGATGTGCAGTCATTCCATTAAAAGTTTCTACCAGACCTAAATCCAACATTGCCTTCTGTCTACCATAAGGATGGTCTAGGATTGTTGATGAATTCCAGATTCCATCCATGTCAATATGTCCATAATCTGCTCCAGGTCTTAGATAATTTTCAATCCATCTAATAAAGTCACAAGCAACATCCTCTGCATTATAAGGTAATGAGCCAGTGTCTTCATAAATCTTAGTCATAACTGCATCTAGGAAAGCCTCACTCTTTTTACCACCGCCAGAAACTGGATCTGCTAAGTAACCAATACATTCTACAGCATTCGTGCCATAATAGAACATTGATTCTCTATTTACATATTCCGGAAACCAGTCTGCAATATCTGCAAGAACTGCTGCATACTGGAATCTATAAGCTCTTAATCCGTTATCGGCATTCCACTTAAACATCCATTCACCCATTTCCCTCAGGTCTCTCTTCTTACCAGATCTTAACCAAGCTGCCATATCTCTGGAGAGCCTAGGTGCGAATTCACATAAGAAATAGTCTCCACCTCTTTTGTAAACATATTCTGGTTCTGTAAAACTTTCCATTCCTACAAAAGAGTCTTCATTTGTAGTTGGCTTTGGTGGCTTTGGAAACGCCGGGAATTGATATCCAACCGAAGTATAGAATGATGTTGGGTGGTATTTCACCTTTTCACACATTTCCTCTATTGTATCACAGTCATGTAGATCGAACAGAATTGTGTTATGATATCCAGATGGTTTAGTTGCATAATTAATAGCAGAACCACAAACTCTATGAAGGATAAAAACATAAAGCCATTCTTCTAGGCCAAATACATCTCTTTTACCAGTCCAGTTTTTTGCAACCTCTTCTCTTTGTGGGAAGATTTTACCAGCCTTCATGTGTTCCCAATAAGGGTGTTCTTCAGTCCAGCCATAAAAGCAATCATTTATAATCTGACTAAAACCTGCATATTTACGCTCAACTACATCATACAATTCAATATGCTCCATTAATGGGTCATTCATACCGCTATCGATATGGTTAACTGTCCCTAAGTTTGAGAGCTCTTGTTGTTTAAGTGCTAAATCAAAGTACCTTAAGAATTCTTCGTAATATTTTGTAGTTTTTATCTGCATATTATTCAATTATTTCCCAATTAAAAGGATCTCTATTCCTATGGTATTGGCTCATAGACCACTCTATATCCGATGTTGTTATTTCAATAATATAGCTTGGTGCATTATCATTAATTGGTGTAATTCTAATGTTGTATGTTTTAGTTTCCATAGTTTAGAAAAGAGCGCTCTGAATTTTAATAGCCTCTAATTTTTTATTTGGTTCATTATTTACCAAGTCCCATCTGTAGAATTCTCTAGCAATATGGACTGACTTAGGTTTCTCCATTACATCAAAGCTTAATTCACCAATTGGATTCTTATAAGCTTCCGAGTGTTGCCATGTAGACCATCCGTTACGGTCACACATTTCCACAATCATTCTATTCATTAATTCTACAAGAGCAGTTCTCTCTTGCCAAGAACCAGCAAATGGAGCGTCTTTATAGTAACCAGTCTTTGGTAACTTTCTAGATTCATTCTCAATTGGAAGTGCTTGTACAACTTCAATGGTTTTCATACCCGATTCTTGAAGTGCTCGCTCATATTGCTCCATCATCTTAGTCAGCGCTGATTTGGGATCAGCCTGTCGCATTAAATGATGTCTTATGTCGATATTACCAAGATAGATTCTAAGCTCATTAGACCATGGGTATACATATTCTGATAGACCTCTCTTTAAAGTTCCAAATAGAGTTAGGCCATCATTACGATTGACCATAAAACCAGGTGAGTACTGACTAAAACTATGTGAATCTCCAAAGCAAAGCTTATCGGTCTTTTCAATATGGTCTACTCTTTGGATTCCAGAGCAAATCTCTCTAGCCTCTTCAATTCTAGCCTCAAGTGTTTTAAATAATTCCGAGCCAGTCTTTAATCTCTTCTCAATTAATTCTGCAATTGAGGGCATATCATGATGTAGTGAATACATCCTAGGGCCTTTAGTAAAGAGTCTATTTATTTGGTGGAATAACTCGTCGTTAGCTCCGCCGAATATGTTGAACGTACCTTTATATTCCATACCATGCTCAAGAAGGACTACATCAAATTCCGACCAGTCCGTAGTCCAATCTGTAATTACAGTAGCATTCTTATAACCAGCATTTACCAATTGGTTACACAGCATAAAAGCCCAGCCAGACTTATGTGAGCTTGGCTTAGGGCTTAATTTACCAACAAGTGCAGATATTGCTATCTTAATTGACTTGTCAGATTCATAATCTGTAAAGTATTTAAAGTTCTGCATCTTCTGTACCAATTGGTTTTTCAGTTTCACCATAACCATACTTCTTAATATAGTTATCTAGGCCACCGATATAAGCCACTGCATCAAGTAGATTGTCTTCTTTATAATTATATGAATGTCTACTTAGTTTTAAGGCAACAAGTGCTGCGTACATATCAGCGCCAGTAAATTCTTTACCGGTCATTCCACCACAAATCATTGCAGCTCGACGCATGCCCTCTTCAAAGGGACCATACATGCGTTCTTTTTCTTCTGAGCGATGATTGATAATCTTATCTGCTTCGTTTAAAATATTCATGTGTAATTGCTTTAATATTATATGTATTATCCTCGATTTGTTTAGACTTAAAATAGAAAAAGCCAGTCTTTCGACTGGCTTCTCAGTAGTATTAGAGTTTCGGATCTTAGTTTAACAAGGCTCCAACTTGTGCTCTTGGGTCTAGTTTGTTTGAGCTAAATGGGTTTGGAACTTGATTTCCAAGGTCCCAAGATTTACCCAAGATATTACCAGACTGAATCATCAACTCAGTAGAGTCTTTATCAGTCATATTGAATGCAAGTTGCTCTGGAGCATGGGTTGCAACGTGAGTCATACCATTTACTAGAGACCAAATTGATTGGTTAGTATGAGCATTCTTAAGCTCGTCGCTTGTTAATTCACTTGTATTAATATTTGCTTTTGTGTAGACTGATTTGTTTTCGTTTAATGGAATCCAGTTATCAGCAGCATCTCCAACGTGACGCTTAATTGTATTATGAGCTCTTTGCATTTCCCATAGAGATGCTGGAGTTGTCATCGCTTTGTTTACAGTATTTGCAAAATCAGTTGGTACAAATCCGTTCTTACGCAATTGAGACATATGTTGGAAGAAGTTCTCCATAGACTCTTTACTTAAATTGCTAAGAGTGTAGGCTTCTTTTGCCATTGGAGTTGTTAGTCCATTTGAACACCACATTCTGTTGATATAAGGCATAACTTGAATACCTCCATCTGGGCTATTTGTTAACGTCAATCCAGCTTTGAAAACCTCATCCGCAACTCCAAATTCTGCTTTTGGATTAAAAGCATTGATAGTTACAAGACCTTTATTAGCATCAACACCCCAGTTTGTAACTTCAAAACCGTGTTGGTCAATAATTTGATCTGCAAGATTAATAAAACGCTCGTGGCTAATAAGTCCAGTATTAGTCTTAGAAAATCCTAAGATTCTTTTAGTAGTTGGAGATACAATTAATGTAATCTCGTTTAACTGAGATGCCATTGCGTTTTTCATTTGATTAATGAATGACGCTTTAGCCTCTGCGCTAAATAGAGTCTCAAACTTTTTAGCAAACGTTTGGCTCATTCCGATAATTTTCATCAAGTTCTTAAAAGCATCTTTAGTAATCTCTAGGCGCTTACCTTGAATTTCAATTGTTGTGTCGTTAATTAAATTAAGTTCACGAACAGCGATTGTTTTACGAATTGCTTGTGAGTTAAGAGTTTCAGCTTTTCTACTTTCAATTGCTGCTCCGGATAATGTTGTTAATACTGCCATAATATTTGTTTATTTGTTGTTTATAGTGGATATACTTTGATTTGTTTCAATAATTATGCTACTTGTTTCTGTAGCATTGACATAAACTCTTCTGAGTTTAACTCAGTTGGCTCTGACCATTGTATCTCATGATCTATATATTCGAATGCCTCGTAGTCGTTAGACTCGTTAGCGAGCATCTTTTTAAAGACCTCAATACAGGCAGACTCTTCATAAAGAAGGAAGTCGGTGTTCATCTCCAACTTGAACTGGAAGCCACCCTTTGGTTTCCAATGTTGTGGACATTCTCCGTTTCCATCCCAATCGTGGGCTCCGTAGTTCTCTTTGTATTGTGTGTTGATAATAACTGTGTTTTTCATGATGATTTGTTTTAAGTTTTAATTACAGTATAAATATAATAAAAAAGATTGATATAAAAAAATGTTTTTGCAATTATTTTGCTAAAAGTTATTAACAATCTTTGTTTTTGTGCTTTGACTTACGAGTATAGTGCTTCTTACTCTTATACACATTACCTCGCATTGCTTGCCAGATCTCTTGTATTGTAAATTCCGTCTTTTGTAATTTAGTCTTCTTATCCATTGTCTTTTGTTTTAATTACAGTACTAATATAATAAAAAAAGGCCAAACAAAAAAATGTTTGGCCAATTATTTTCAAAAAGTTATTAACAATTACTTAAGATTCATCTTTTTATTTTATGTTTCCCGTTGCCAAGTGGCCATCAATCTCTGTAAATGGTACGTTATTCCCCTTAACAGTAATAGTCCCATATGAGAAAGAAAGATTTGCACCGGTTCCTCCAACCTTTAGTTGTGTGTCATATGCTGCTTTAATAGATGCTTCATCTTCAGCAACGGCAAGCACATTAGGTCTAAATCCAGCGCCAATGTTCATATCTCCTTCAGATCTTAAATGCATGGATTGTTTATTAACCTCAACGGTATTATGTGTAATCAAAGCATATGCAGTTTCTCCTTTAGCAGGTAGATCAAATCCGTCAAATTGTCCTTTATTAAAGTAGTAAGACCCAAATTTTATTTTTTCATAAACTTTGCTTTCAGATCCTATGTTAAGAAATGATTCAAATGTTTTTAAATATTTCATTCTTTTCTTCTTCTTTTTTTTGTACTCTTCTTCGGCATCTCCGGGTCCAGCTGGCACATCACCAGAACCTGGAATTCCAGACATTGGCAGGACAACAGGTCCCATTCCACCAATTGTAGCAGGTGTTACATTTTCAGCAACCTCTGGGAGTCCTTCATGTTTTGAAGTACTTGGCATATTAAAGTCCTAAGTGTTTAGCAGCTGCGTCTTTTAACTGATCGTAAGTGTATTTACCAGTTAGTGCGTCATCTAGGATAGTTCCACCATTTTTACCTTTAGCATAAAGAGATACGTGGTCAAATCCTAACCAATCTCCACTACCAAATTCATCTTTAGGGTTTAAACCTAAATCTAAAGATAAAGTTTTAGAAAGAGATTGTCTTCCTAGGAATTGATCGTTATAACCTAACTCTCCTGCTTTAATATAAGCTGATGCATTTACTGCTTCGTTTAATTCTGAAGTAAATTCTTCGTAAAGTTTAATATGTTTCATTGTATTAAATTGTTTTTATTGTTTTATATATCTTACCACGCGTAGCTAAAGGTTTCAATCTTATCAATCCCGTCTTTTATCTCCTTTGCGTATTGTTTAATGTTTCTACCATACCAAGATTCAGCCTGTCCATATTTTTCTTTAGATTCCTCTTCTTGTTTTACATAATCAACGTATCTAGCATAGTTATCTAAGATATTTGACATGTGGTTAGAAGCATCTCTCATTTTAACTTCATTACCTTTTTTATTTTTACCGATAATGATATCCCCATAACGCCCTTTCTCTCCTTTTGCTAAACCATCTTTAATTTGATTTGCTAATGTATCAATAGCATCTGCAACCATTTTATCAAGAGGTAATTTAGAAGCTTTATTTTGTAGAATAATTTCATACCTATTTCTATTCTCAGTTTTAAAATCTTTATCAGACTTAAATGCAGTTGCTCCAGCTTTAGCAGCAGCCCTAGCATCTCTTATTGCTGCAGTAGAATATTTTTGTCTTAATAGTTCTAGGTTTACAATTACAGCTCTATCGGAAACTTCTGCAATTCTCTTAACATTAGAAAGTCCAGTTGCTCCCCAACCTCTATAGTTTGTATTATCGATATTACCAACACCTGCAGTTTTCTTAAAGCTACCAGCATTCCATTTTGAAGTTTTTGTATATTTGTCCCATGAATTTGTGATAAGATTTCTATCACCTGTTGTTACTGCAAGTAATGAACCTCCACCTGGAATTTGCTTAGACCATGAACCGCCCCCCTGATCTCCATAAGGATTTTCCTTAGGATTGTCTGAGATCCAGAATACTATGTTAGATGCTCCCTTTACATTTTTATATACATCTGTTGGGTTAGAACTTAGAATAAAGTCTTCATCTTGTACCTTATCAAGGGCAACTTTCGCTAGTGAATAAAATCCCTTTGCTAATTCGCCTCTCTTCTTTGCAGCTCCTTTAGGATCTTCTTGTCCAAAGCTTAAAATGCTTGATAATAGACTAGAACCTAGTGCTTCAGTAATATAGTTAGCTCCTAAGAAATCACTAAATGATTCATGCAAGAATGTTGTATTTTTCATATTAATGTTATTATTTTCTAATCCTTGTTCCATGTTTTGTTTTTTAGCATATGCGATAGCCTCTTCTTCGGTTTCAAAACATTCTACTCTAACGTCTCCTTCCCATACTGCCCAAGGAGTTCCCTCTTCGTCACATGGTTTTACAACGTACTTATCATTAGGATTATCAGTATGATCTTCTTCTACTTTGTAAGTTTTACCATCGAATTCAAATTCTTCATCTCCAGCCTCTTTAGCCTTTCTAACAGCATCTCCGAAAGCATTACCTTCAGACACATCTGAGTTTGAAGTAACTTTATATGTTTTACCATTAAATTCGAATTCTTCTCTATCCTCTTCAATTGCTTTAGCTCTTGCACCTAAGAATGCATTTCTTTCGCTAACTTCAATATCTTCTTCTACTTTGTAAGTTTTACCATCGAATTCAAATTCTTCATCTCCAGCCTCTTTAGCCTTTCTAACAGCATCTCCGAAAGCATTACCTTCGTTAACTGTAATAGTTTTAAGAACTTTAGTACCATATTTAGAAAGTGCAACACCATCTTCAGATACATTAAAGAATCTTGAGTTTCTTTTTAGCCACCTAGATGAATCCTTAGACATTTCACTAAGAATAGTATCGAATTGTTCTTGTGTGATTTTTCCATCTTTAATAGCTTCTAACATTCTATTACGAATAGCAGCACTTTTACCGACTGTAATTGCTGGATGGTTCTCTGTATACTGTCTCTTAAGAGTAACGTTTTTGCCTTCTCCTAAAAAATCTGAAAATGTATTTTTAATCATTTTGTATATTTTATTTTTATTATATATTCTTTATAAAACTATCAAAGGTTAAAAAAGTCTCAACGCTCTCATTAGCTGACATAGAATCCTCTAGTTTTTGTTTTAACTCACCATACATATTATGTACAGCTTTTGGTGTAAGTTTCTTAAATAGCTTCTCATCACCATCTAACATTGCGTTTCTAACCTGAGTTGCTGAAATATTATTATCATCTCTAGGGATTTCAAATAGACCAAAATCCGGTCTAACTCCTAAGTCTTCTCTATAAGACTCTTTATTAACTTGGAATCCATAAGTTTTCATTCTATCAGTTCCAGTTCCCCAAAGTACTGGTTCGTACTTAGGTCTCATTGCGTTAAACATTGTATCAATACCTCCAGTTGGAATTATAAACACATCTTCAATTGGATATGTGGATTTAAGTTTTTTAAGCATCTTAACTTGAGTCTCCTCATCATAAGGTCTCTTAAATGCATCCTCTTTCTTCTTGTTTTTAGCCTTAACTAATAAGATTACTACCGGATATCCATTCTGCTTGTGAATTGCCTCAACAACTTTAGCATGTCCTAATGTAAATGGTTGGAATCTACCAACGAACATATTTACTAATTTCTTACCCTGTTCTGGATAATCTACCTTAAGTGCTTCTAGAATAGGACTAGTTTGCGCTTGTAGATTTTGATTCTTTAAATAAGTATTAAAATTCATAATGCTATCTTCTGATACTTCACCCATAATTAAAGCATCTATTTTTTCTACAATTTCATTTAACTGTACCATTAAATCTTTGTTGATGATATCAGTCTCTTTAGTTCTCCTCTTTCTAAATGAACCCAGTGCTATCTTAAATAGTTCTGACAAAACTTTATTTTGTACATGTGATATTGTCTTCTCGTTTTCTATAAATTCTTTGTTTAGTTCAAACCCAGGGCTTGAAGCAAAATCTGCAGAATTAAAACTAGCACCAACATACTTAGTTGCATGCTTTTCAATATATGCATTAAATATAATAGAGATTAATTCAATATATCTCATGTCTGTCTCTTCTGACTTCAATTCAATTTTAGTTAAATCAAATTGACTCATAAATTCAACTAGGTCTAATATAGAGATCTGGTACATATCGGACGGAGTTCTATCGTTATCAGTCTTTTTATCAAATCTTTCTAATTTAAAACTCTTAACATTCTTGCCTTCATAAAAGTTAAGAATAAAAGAGTCTACGTCAGATTCTAATGTATTATTTAAGGCTGTTGAATTTAGACCTTTATTAAAAATATTGTAAATATGTCTTGTGAATGAAATATCTTTAAATTTATCAGTGAATGCTTCATTGCTTAATTCTAATATTGCCAGCAATTCATCTCTTTGGTCACCTGATAAAACTCCTTGGTGTATAATTTGAGGTCTTTGAACCTCTAATTGATCTGCCCAATGGTAAAGTATTTTAGGGTCTCTAATTACTTTTTTAATCTGTGTAGGATCTATTGGACTTATTGTTTGTATATGAGTTAAAATCAAATTATTCTTTGGTAATAAGTCATACTCAAGTGTAACCGACTTTTTTGTTGGTAAATAGTCAAATCCAAACTTCCAATCCAATGGCATTTGCTCAATTATAGCCGGATTGATTGCTTTAAAATAGTTAATTGCAGTCTCGTAATATTTAACAATAGTCCTATCAACTTTATTCATCTCGGTCTTTTGACCACTCTTGTAAAAATCAAATCCGCCGTTTTCGTTTCTTTTTACATGAAACGAAGAGGCTTGAACTTTTTCAGAAACGATAGCTGGTTGCTTAATCATTCTTACAAAGTCTTGTCTATTACTAGATTCAAAATATGTTTTTAGGTTTTGAAGTGCCATTATTATCTTCCGTATTTAATGATACCCATTAGCTGATTTATAGCAGCGAAAGTACCGGTTAATTTATAAGTATGTCCTTTATATCTAAACACTAGGCCTTCAGTTGGAATAATGGATTCAATACCACCGATTCGATCTAATCGCTCTAGTTCTTTAGCTACTTTATCTATCTGACTTATATCTCCGCCCTTTTTAATCTTATCAGCTTCCGTTCTAATTTGATTATGCAATCTCTGCATTTCTTTATCAGGGTTAGCAGCAACAAAGTTACTAGCATTCTTTAAGATAATACTACCTAATTCTAAGAAAAGATCTTCGAATGGTCTAATATTCTCTTTATATTTCTTCTTAACATCCTCTTTATCAAATTTCTTAATAAGAGCTGCTTTATCTTTTCCAAGTTCTTTGTCTAAACTTCTTAGGTTCAATGTCTTTTTATCTCCATAAGCCCATCTTAATAAGAGTCCTTCTTTAAAGTCTTGTGTTAGATCTGGGAAGTTCTTGTCGATTTGCTCTCTCCACCACATTTCGTGATATCTTGAAACCTCATCAGCATCTGTTAATCTATAAGCATCTCTAAGAGTTTCAATCTTCTTAATGAATTTTGCTTTATTCTCATCGAAATTAATATCCTTTCCAATCTTAATAACTTGAGGTGGGATAACTGTAAATACTTTACCAATATTAGCGTTAACCGCCTCTAATGCTTTTGCAATAGATTTAGCGTACTTAGGTTCATCACCTATAATATTACCCTCTCCATCTGTAACTTTTATGCCATGGAATTGAATAAGATCTCTATCGTAATAGATTACATTTGGGTTTTTAGAATAGATTAACTCCATGTTCATGAAGTTCTTACCATTGTCAAAAGCTTCTAGGTCGCCCTCTGGTAGCTTTAATAGTGCAGATGATAAATCTTTAGCTGCAAATATATAAGTCTCTTCAACGAGCTTAGAAGCATGTCCAGTAAACATATCGATGATACCATTAAGGTCTAATGGATTTGCCATTTGTCCTTTATTTCTAGCAAACATCACTTGTCCATCTTTTACAGTGACAAATAAGTTTTGACCATCAGTTTTTTCAGTTGGCTCCTCTTCAAAGTTAAGCTCTCCACTAAGTCCAGAGTTTACTAATTCTTTAAAGTCTCCAAATGTTAATTCTTTATTGTCAAACGGGTGTGACATATGCCCTGCAGCACCACCTTCCAGTATAAGAGCCTCATTAACCGAAAATGAAGGAGCTTCTTTCGAAGTCCTTCTTTCCAGTACAAATTCTCTATAAGATTGTAATTTTTTCATATTATGCTAATGATGATTGTAAGATTCCTGCTGCTTTACCATAGTCTCCATCAGATTTTGATAAGATACCATTAACAACATCGTCTGCTTTTGCTTGGTCAAATTCTTCACCAAATGCTTTTTTTAGTACTGAGTATGCATATTCTTTAAATTCATCATCTGATTTGATTTCAGCTTCGTTTACTACTGATTCATATGCATCTTCATGATCTTCGATAGAATCCGGTCCCCATATATCAGCTAAAACCTTTTCAATATCTTCTCTTTTACCAGTTAATTTAACTTCTGGGTAACCATGGTCGCCTTCTTCTTTTTCAACTTCCATTTTAACCTTATTCTTCTTTAAAGATTGAACTAATGGTTTAAATTTAGTTGGGTGTATGTCATCATCGTTTCCAAATTCTATACCTGAAAGAGAAGCTTCATTAACTACTGATCCAGTTCCAGTAACACCTTCAAACATAAGATTAAATGCTGTTAATAAAGATTGTCCAGCTGCTTCTTCTTTAAGTTGTTCTAAGTATAATGCAGTACCTTCAACAATTCCAATACCACTCCATCCAGCTGCATTAGCAATATCCGAATAGTATTTGTCTAGGATTTCTTTAATAGTTTTTGGTCCAATTTTTACAAAATGGTTGCCTAATCCTGGTAGTTTAATTTCAAAAGGTTTAATTTTACCTTTAATATTTTTAGAGATTGCAAAACCTTCTCTTGAAAAGTTAGCATCTTCCATTGCATATTCAAATAAGTATTTAATAAGTCCTAATTGACCCTCTTTATCCAATGCTCCAAAATCAGTTAATTTTTTAGCAAATAAGTTATTATAGACTGTAACTACCTTTTTAGCATCTCTTTTACCACTAACCTTAATAGCTTCATTAACTGAAACTGATAAAGATTCAAATGCTGGAACTAATTCCATACCACCATAAATATCTGCCATCAACCATTCTTTATTAGCCTCATCCCAAAGGTAAACATATTCTGCTCCTGCATCATCACTAACATCTTGAAGATAACCTTTTACATTTGCAATACTTCCAGTCGAGCTTTCTGTACCATCATTGTAGAAATCCATATTTTTAGGATCAGATTCTAAACCAGAAGCTGCACCGCTTTTAATAACAGTATCTACGTTTTTACCACCTTTATAACCTTTCTTTAGAAGAGGTAATACATTTTCTGGATATCCATCATAGTGCATATAGACAGATGTAATGTTTCCCTTTCTATCAATCTTACCAAACTGTGAGCGAGTTCCTTCTTGGATTAAAGCAACTGATTCATTAACATCAGCACCTCTTAGCTTTTCAAAGAATTCAGTTCTTTGTTCTTCAGTTAATTCTTTAATTGCTGCAACTCCATATTCTGATAGAAGTGATTTAAAAGTCTCAGCTTCGCTTGATCTTTTTGCATCTTGCTCTTCTTGAATTGCAGCCGCTGCTACTTTAGCATTAGTCTTTGCAAACTCTTCAAATGTGCTTAGTTTTTTCATTGTATTTGTATTTTTATTTTGTATATTATTAGATTATATATCCCCATCAAAATTGACATTTTTTATATCAAACTTAAACTTCTGTTCTTTATAGATCTTTTGTCTAGCTTTTGAATGTCGCATTAGGTAGTTATCCCAGTCTGGTGAACTTAGATCATCTACAAAATCTATAATGTTAACCGAGTCTTTAGATGCATGTTGTCTTAAACCTCTACCGATAGATTGCCTAATAATTACTTCCGATTTAAACGATTCCGTAAAGAATATATTGTGGATTTTCTTAATCGAGATACCTGTCGAGAAGGTACCATAAGAGGCAACAATAACAATTTCTTCACCGGCTTCCATCTTTCTTTTAAATTCTTCTCTAATATCGCTGTCAATCCCACCATCCACATAGTAGACTGTTTTATCACTCTCTTGCCTAAGCTTCTCATAAATCTTCTTACCATGCTCAATCCTATGGAAGAGTACCAAACTATTACGTTTAACTCTGGATATAATGCTAGTAATAAAGTTAAGGCGGCCCGGTGAATTAATGACATAATTTTGTTCAAACTTGAAAACATCTTTACTTTCATATCTATTTTGTGACATTTCTCTAAAAGCATCTTTAGTACTTTGTGAAGCATAATCCATTTTAATAATCTTTACATGGCACTGTGCAATATGCCCTTCGTTTTGTAAATAATTTGCAGTAACCTCTGTAATTACAGGTCCAGTATATGCCATCAATGTTAATCTATCTAATGTGTTTGGCTTTGGAATAGTTCCAGAAAGTCCGGTTCTATATTTAGCATTCGTACATTTTTGTAAGATTGTTTTAATTGAGGCTGATTTTGCTTTATGTGTCTCATCAATAATAACAGCATCAAACTGCTCAAAATAGGATTTTTCTTTTTTAACTAGAGATTGATAGGTTCCAATTACAACATTCCTTCCAGCTCTAATCTTTTGGCCAGAATAAATTTGTTGTACTTTTATTGAAACTCTATTTCTCCAATTGTACTCTAAGAAATCTTCACTAGCCTGAACAACTAATGAAACATTTGGTACAATAAATAGAATCTTCTCAGCTTTCTTTTTCTCAATCATATAAGAGACTACTAAGAAAGAGATTAGGGTTTTACCAGCTGAAGTTGCTAGCTCAGACAAACATTTTCTAAACTTAAGTATATTAAATGCTGCTTCTATTTGATAGTCCCTTGGTGTAATACCATCTGGATTATCTTTAAAAAAATCTAGGGCCCATTCGGTAAACTCTTCTTGTTTAATTGTTCTATCAAACAATTCCGTTATACCATTTATTTTTAGTTCGTATCCATATTCTTTACAAACATTCATTACCTCTCTCCATAAACCAGATGGAATCCACTTATCATCTTTAATATAAGAGATATAGCCATCCCATAGTCCTTTTTTAACCAGAGGGTGAAACCTCCAATTTTCAACTCTACGGTTTAGGGAAATATTAAGTTGCTCGATCTCCATTTCGGAGGCCGAGTCAACTCTTAGTAATTGCTTATTTTCTGTTAAACTTATTTCCACACCATGTGTTTTGTTTCTTTTATAGATCTTTTAATGCAAGTCTATTTCGGATTGCAAATCCCATATTGTCTAGGGTTTTAACCGATTCTCTGAAAAAATCCATTTGATTCTCCAAATGTGATAGTATCATATTGTCATTAGCAAGATCGGTTTCAATAAACCTTTCTTTCTGTTTCTCGCCAAGCTTATAGTCATATTCATAATAACGAATATAGGCCTCTCGATATCTGACTGCTACTTTATTTTTCTGCTCTTTAATCTTAACATTCATGTAGGCCATTTGGTCTATAAGAGTCTGTCTTGATGAAAGTACATCTGCTATCGTAACCTCAAGCGTATTGATATTACGAAGACTTTGTGCTAGAGCTTTGATCTTTTCAGACCATTCAGTTCTCTGCCCGCTTAGTTTAGCATCAAGTGCTAATATTTGTTCTTTGCTCATTTAGTTCTTTTTAAAATAGAGATTTATTACCGCCAGTTTTAGGCTTGATAAAGACGCTTGTCTTCTGTTTCTTTTTAAACTTAGGTTTACCAGGGTTAAAAGTTGCAGATTCTGCTTCAAGGTCAATAGGCTTGAAGTCAATAAGCAATTTAAGGTTTCTAAACCTCTCTTTATCTTTATAAAAATCGTCTAAATTATCTTCCACTCTACTATTAATTTCTTCTATAAGTACCATAGGTCTAATTGATTTGATGTGAAATAATTATTAATTTGCTTGTGTGCATCTGACTTAAGCTCAAAACATTTCAAAATCAATTCATTTAGATCTTTGATGTTATATTTATCTAGATTATTATCCTTAAGAAATTTAGTCCACATGAAAACAGGCTTACCTTTCTTAAGCTTCTCAATCATTTTAGAGCGCCCAGTCTTATCATTATCAAATAAGTATCTTACAGTTGCCATCTGGTCAAACTCGTCTGTAGTTCTACCAGCGGTTGCAAGTGCAATAGAGTTATGCATAAACTTAGCATCAAGAGGACCTTCAAAAATAGTCAATGGTCTTTGAAAGTTAACTTGCATAATTCCAAATAGTGTAGATGCCTTATTCATATTAGCTAACAAGGTTGGTTCCAGTTCTAATTCCTTGCCCATCTCAGAATATAATTTTGAAAGGTCATAAGTTAGATACCTTGTACCATAGCCTTTCATCTTTCTAGTCTGAGCTCCCATTATCTTACCAGTGTTAGTCTTATTAAGAATCCAAAGTCTATGTCCCTTCTCGGTATATAGAAATTCTTCAGCTCTATTATGAAGTAGTCTGGCCTTTAATTGAAACCAAATCCAATCACCTGGCTCCACTGGCTTAGCTCTAAAAAACTTTTTAAAATCATCAACTGATATTGCATATTCTTCAACTGAGCTCATTACAGCATGCTTAAGAGTATCATCCGGGTTGATTTTAGTCTTATTCTGCTGGATATAGTCAATTATAGTAAAAGCATCCTCAGAATTACTAAATTTAATTCCATGGTCTTTAAATAGAGTATGAATATTTGTATGATGGCTACAATTATAGCAATGGTATTGAAGAGTGTCCCAAAATATGTTACCTCTCTTCTTAGTATCATCAGTTGTGGAATCACCACAATAAGGACATGCACAGGTTATTCGCCCGTGCATGTCTTTTAGTAGTTGTTTACTAGGAGATTGATGTTCTTGTACCACTAATTGTTTTAGTGCTACTTTTATTTTATCTCTTAGCTCTTCTGTTAAGTTTATATTAGATGTCGAGGTCATTCAAAAAAGAATCAAGGTCATCATCCGTACTAACATTGCTTGCTGCGCTTGAACTAGTTTCTGAAGCTGTTGCTTCATTAGTTCCGGCTGCTTGTGCTACTTTAGCTGGTTCTGGTTTTGTTTCTTTTTTAGTAGATCCAGTTACTGCTGCAATAGAATCACCTGGGTTCAAGTACATACGCAAAACATCATTAACAAATGTGCGAACTTCTTCGTCCCATGGTCTGTAATCATAAGATGCTAAAGAAGGAGCGTTGTCCAATTCAGCTTTGATTGCAGTCATTGTCTCTTTGCTACGTTCAGCTGGAGAATCACCTAAGATGATTGCTGATCTGTTAGAAGAGAATTTAGATTTATCATAGTTGTTATATTCACCTTGACGTGTAATAATCAACTCAAAGTTTTTACCTTCAAATAGGTCAAATACTTGTGTTGGGTCACCAAAGTCAGGCTTCAATTCTGCATCAATCTTCTCTTTAATTTTATAACCAAATTTAAAGATCTTGTACTGTCCTTCCAAATCTGGATTCTGTGGATCTTTAATAATCTTGATTAATGCATAGTACTGCTGACGTCTCTTAAGTTTTTCAGATGCCTTACGGTCAACTGCTGAGTCAGACTTACGTAATTTCCAAAATACATCTGCAATAGGACACTTTTCTCCTACTGTCGATGGGCTATCTACTAGTTTACCATCGCCACTTGAGTTAGTTAACCAGTGTACGTATTTTTGGATTAGTGAGTTACGAGGGTTCTCTGGGTTAGGTACAAAACGAATCATCGCTTTATAAGTTCCATCTTTACCATCGTCTGCGGTTGGTTTGTAGATCTCATTTACTGAGCTACTTGCTTGGGGCTGATGCGTATCTACGTCTTCTACGCCCAAATTGAAAATGTCAAAATCTTCCATGTTCCTTTAAATTGTTTAAATTGTTTAAATTGTTTAATACTTGAAATTACTTTCAGTCCTTATAGTATGCAAATAAAATTAGTTTCAAGAGTTAGGCAAAGTTAATACGGTTGTTTCTGATTGTCTCCATCTTCCATCCTCGAGCTTAATCAAGCCAGCTTTACGGAGTAAGTCTTCTCGCTCTTGAGCGGTAATCTTTTCATCTCGTACCATTTTTATAAGGACTTCGTTGAGACGGATTAAATCAGTTGTATTTAACATTTGCATTCTTTATTTAATAGTGTTTGCATATGTGTATTATATATCTTAATCTAGTTTTGTTTCTAGGTAAACTACAAAAAAAGTTTGAAATAATTTGCTTTAGTTTGGAACAATTTCCCATACCTTGCATATAAGTTATGTCTTTAAGGGAAAGATAAGGTTAGGTTAGAGTTGGTTAAGTTAAGCTTACAAAGCTTTATTTAATTTATTTTGAAATAAACTAGATTTGTTTGGAACAATTTCCCATACCTTGCATATAAGTTATGTCTTTAAGGGAAAGATAAGGTTAGGTTAGAGTTTGAGCAGTATAAGCTGCAAGGTAGCAAGCATCGATAAGGTCATCAAAAGGCTTTGGAACCTTTTTCCCAGTTTCAATATTCTTAATATAATTATATAGTGTGCTTTTAAGCAGAGACTTGTCTTCAGCGGTATTGGCTTTAAAGGCATCAAATAATTGAAGCTTACTCATATTACCTTTACCAGCAAACTTCTTAAGAGAGGTTGGAGCAACAGTTAAAATATCTTCCGGCTGCAGAGTCTTAATCATCTTTAATTTTAGGATAGCTGCACCAGCTGCCATATCAATCATATTATTGGTTCCCATCTTTGAACCATATGAAGAGCCTTCAAAAGCAATAGTATAACCATCACCGTCAAATGAGTTCTGTAAAATTAAATTGATGATATCGTCAGCCATCTTGTCATATCTTTTAACTTTGGCTAACTCTGACTTTGAATAGTCTTTATTACTTGTAAAATCTGGTTGAGCTACTAATGTAACGTCTGGTAAGATGCTAATTTCCTCCTGCATCTTCTGTTCTGCCTTGGTTCCTGACTTAGGCTTAAGATAGCTTATAAAATGATACTCTTTACTTTTATCATTCCAAATGCATATGCCTGGGGAATTTAACGAGAAATCTACTCCAATATAATTCATTTACATTCTTTTACCAAGTGTAGCACCTAACGCAGTACCTACCAATCTTGAAGTTAATAAATCATATAGTACACCTTTTTGTACACCTAATACTCGAGCAATCATTTTACCAACAGATTTACCAAGAGCAAATCCGGCTAAACCACCTAAGATAGAACCTAAAAGTCCCTCATTAGTAATCTCTTCATTAAGTTTATTCAAATCATAAGTACCATCCTCTTTCATATATTCTGCTTCAAATAGATCTAATGCCTCGTCAACTTTAGCTTCTAGTTCCGGAGTCCATTCTTCTTGGAGACCTTCTTTTAGCATTTCATAATCTTGCTCTGAGATTTGATTTTCAATTAAATACTTATTAAATGTTTTCATGTTTATTAATTTGTTTTATAATCTATATATTAAGCTATTTCTATCCTAAGATCTAATTTGTTGTAGAAGAAAGTAACTTCAAACGTTGAAAACTCTGCTACATTTTGTGCCATGTTAAGACTTAGCTCGTTGATAGAGTTCATAATTGGCTTTTGAAATTCCATATATGCAACGCTTGCACCCTCGGCATCTAAAATTCTTAAAGTCATTGGCGGAGTGTATGCATCTTTCGTACTTCTAGCATAATAGTAAAGAAGTGTGTCCATCATAATCCAATAGTTAATGAAACCATCTAATAATTGCATAGTCACCGTAAACTCTCTCTGAATGGTATTCTGGATCGGTATAGCACCTCTATGATATCTAGTAGTACCATCGTTATCAGCTTGTGTTGTTGGGTCAAATGAAACCCCAGGTATATTAATACCTTGAATAGAATAATTTATATAGTCAATTGGCTCAGCTAAAAGCGAACCTGGAATTCTATCTAAATAAGTCTTATACTTATCAGCAACTTCCTTAGGTATAAAGTTTCTAGGGAATCTAAAATCATATAAATTATTTCTACTATTTAAAATCATCCCCTATTATTTTTTATTGATTGTCTCAGAAGACCATCTTCCACTTGTAATCATAGTCTCGTCAGTTCCATTAAACATTCCAATATAGAACGTTCTAGTCTGCATTCCTCTGATTGCACTTGCATTAGCCTCAGATACTTTAAATAGAACTTCACCGTCTCCCATGTTTATTGACTTGTCAACGATATGATTAAATTTAAGTTTATTCTTACCATCCATAAACGAGAGCACAATATTATCAGCTCCACTTAAATCAATATTTACTAAATCATCATTTAATTTTTTAGCAAGTTTAAATTTAAAGTAAGTTGTAAATGGTGGCACTTCTATTAGTAGTGAGTCACTTGCAACATAAGGCTTTGTTCCAACCTCTTCAAGTTCTTTATTAGCAGTTGCTAAAGATTCTAGTTCTTGAACACCAGTTGAAGAGACAACCACATTATATCTTTCAATAAATGAAGGTACCTTTTTAATACTTCTAGGTGCTGCTGTTGAAATTAAATTACTAATTTTTCTATTCGTTGAAAGATTAGGCAATATATTATAGATTTCAGTCAATGTATTATTACCATTAATACTAATAGTCTGTAAAGTCTTTCCGTATTTACCAGCCTCATTAACTGTAATACTTGCTCGTTTAACAATTTGTGTGTTGTTAGTCTGGTTCCAGATTCTCATTGTCACATCAATTGAAAAGTTAACAGCAACATTAGCGTTTATAATTACAGGTCTAAATACAATCGGTGTATCAAAATCTTCATACTGCGTATAAGTTGTTGTAAATGTTTTTACATTTGAGGTTCCTATTTGCTCAAATACATCAACATCAAATAGAACCATAATGTCCTCACCAGATAGTCTAATCTTATTTAAGATATAGGCCTCAAATCCAGCTGTTGAATTATCACGCTCTCCGTAAATTTTAAAGTAGTCTCCATCTGCTGCATTCTCAACATTAACTGTAAAGTCTTGGAATTCATCCTCTCTCGAGATTGTAAACTTATTCTCTTCTACAGTTTTGATATAATCAAATCCACCAAGAGTCTCCAGCTTGCTAATTAATTTAAAACTAATTCCATAATTAGAGGTTGGACTTAAATCCGAAGAACCTAAAGTTCCATCACCATAATATCTGTCATTAAATTCTGCATTCTGATTAATTAACGTTGGTACTTTAACCTCAATAAATTTAGCATATAGAGTTTCACCAAGAATAAATGGCTTAGGATTGGCCATCTCATAGTTAGACTGGTTTAAGTAAACCAACTGTGTTAAGTTATTCTTAACTCCAGAAAGTCTTTCAGCCATCACCTCAAATAGGAAACCCTCATAGCCTCTTGCTGCAAAGTTATAACCACTTCTTAAGTGAAGTCTAATAGTATCATACTTAATATAGTTAATATTAGCAGTATTTGCAGTTTGAGATGCTAATAGGTCAGCCTCGTTCGAACCTGTCCAATCTTGGCTATTATTAATATAATTATAGGCATCATATGTGCCGGTTGAATCATATCCAATTAGAGCGTATTTGTCAACCTCGTCCGTATGTTGAACTGCATGGAATCTACCAAGTACTTGATTAATATCATTCCCAACATTTTCATCTGGGTTTGCAAAAAGAGGGTTAGCTCTATTCGCAACTGTAATCTTACCTCCAATTAAACCTGTTGATTTATATTCTACTTGTCCGTCGACGTTTGGTGTAAATGTCGCGATATTAGTAGCA